CGCCTTTTCCGTTCGTCGTGAAGCTACAATACCAACTGGTAAAAAATAGGTCAAGAATAAAATTCCCAATAGGTAAAATATGAGGTATAAAAATACCGCCGACACCATGAAGGCATCGGCGGTCACGTCCCATAGGGCACAAAAAAGCCCCTCACGAGGAGGGGCGGGGAGATGGGAGGGGATGTTTAAGATGTCGAAGACATTTTTTTTGCCAAACATCCAGGACAAGTACAGTCTTGTTCATACGTTTTATGAACAAGTCCATGTATGCGCTCATTGTCTGAGTCAAAACATCCCTGTATTATATTAAAATAATTTATGTCACCATGCTCGTATCTTCGAAATAAAGCGTAAGCAACATGATCTGCTAATTGAATGCCACGAGAAGCTCTAGAATCAACAAAAAGAGGAACCTCATGTAAGTATTTGGTGACGTTCCAACGGGTTCCAACGCTTCTAAAATCTAATGCTAATCGCTGTAGGGATGTTTCACTTGATGTCTTATCGAATATAATAAGTCCAGATTCCCTTATTTTAGTTTCATGAAATCTTTTTGATAAGAATATGTCAAAACGACTGCATAGGTTTTCAAAAGCTAGTTCAACAGGATCCATATTGGTATAAGCATTTTTATCTACAATACATCCGACAACACAAAGTTTATTTTCTCGTGTCTCATTCGGAATAATCCGTAGCACGGATTTTATAGTTTCTACAGATTTATCTTTGGTAAAATCTTTCCAAACACCTTTTCGGCGAGCATACATTTCTGATGCATGAAACTCTATAAGTTGTGCTTGTGAAAAGTCTATTTGCTTAGCTATGTCATGCATACCCCTATTAATCCAATTTAATTTGGATTCATGCATAATGATGCCAGCAAGCACAAAATGACGTTCATTTTTATTCGCTGGAGAGCCTGAATCATCCAAGTACATTAAATACATTAGTATCCTCGGTAATAAAAAAAGCCCATTGGGATGATGGGCTTTTAAAAAATACTGAGGCCAGGTGAAGCATAACTTCAACGAACCGCACCTGCGGCCCTCCCAACCAGTTATGCAGCCAGCTAAGTAGAACTTAACGAACCGTGCCGTGCACAGCCCTACCAACCGCAAAAACATGATAAGTCAAGTTGTACCTATGTCAAGCAAAAAGTGTCTTCATCCAGCTTTAGACACGATAGCTTTAACTGACTAAATATGTTATCTTTTCATGTTACCCCAAAAAATCACTCCCCGCTCCGGCGGGGATTTTCATTTGCAGCTCACGTCACTCCACGCCCATACAACCCGACCGACGATGGACTTGTTCCAGTCCCCCTCGAAGTCTTCCATTAAGCTGTAGACCTCGGGGGGATTCTCGGCGGCGTTGTCCGAATAGTAGGTGATGCGATAGTCGCGCTTTTTCGGCTGGTTTTCCGCTGCCACGCGCTTGATCTTTCCGCTGCCGTCGGCGGGATCGAGGACAAGCATGATTCTTCCCTTAAAGTTCATCACATCCTTATCCTGCCTATCCACCAGCACAATATCCTGCGGCTTGAGCGTGGGAACCATCGAAGTTGAATGCTTTCCGAGCATGACGGCGATCAGATCGCGCTTGTGTTGAATGGCCCGCTGGTGACGCCAGACGAGGAACCACGAGATGAGTTCATTTTGCGGAATGATGCCGGGCCCCGCGCCAACTTCTTCCACAAGGGGAACGGCGAGGTAGTCTTCATCCGGGGGAGGGGGGAGCGTGTCCCCAGCCGGGGCTATACGCGCGTCAACAAAGCAGACCTCTTTACTTTGGGTAACGGTTGGATCGGAAAACCCTACACCAAGAAAATCTAAAAGAGGTTGTATTGATGTAATAGTAGGTACACGCTCACCTTTTTTCCAGCGAGTGATAAGATTCGGGTGAACGTCAAGAGCCTCAGCTAGTTTTTTGGCGTTTCCACATTTTTCGATGGCCTTATCCAGTAAGGCCAAAAATTCAGCGTAAATATCCATAAAAATTTTTTACCAGCTGGAAAAAAGAATTGCTACCACCAATAGGTAAATTATGTTGACTATAATTTTACCTATTGGTATTTAGTTCTCATGAAGAACGAACTTTCCCACCCTAGTTTTTACGGCTTCACAATCACTGACGCGGCCGCACGCTCAGGGCTTCCTTATGTGACGGTGTGGAGGCATTTCAAGAAACATCGCGTTATAAGCCCTGAAGCTGCCATTCGTTATAATCGTTTTTTGGGTATCCCCCTCTCATCTCTCAGGCCCGACCTATGGCCTCCAGCCGCCCCCAGCACTCCCACCGAACTCGAAGAGGTGAGCCATGCTGAATAACTTTTTCCTCGCCGTTGCCGTGGGGCTCGTCATGCTTGTCGTTTTCATGCCCAGAGACTAGCCCCTCCGCGCACCGCCGGGCCACGGCTTCTGGCGTGGGGTAGTCCTCGGCGCGGTAGCACTTCCAGCTGATGGTCCCGCCGGACAGGATGCGGACGCGCCACACGGGGCCGCGTCGGGTGATGAGCAGGTGAACAAGTTCCATGCCCTCCAGAATAGGGCGGCACACAGACAGAATGAACGGTGAAATGATGACAATCCCCACACTTGAACACGTTATCGAAGCCGTACAGACGGCGGTGAAGAAGTATCCCGGCGGCGTCCGGGCAATGGCGGCGGAAATGGATATGGCTCCGTCGAGTCTCGGCAATGTCCTCAATCCCTACGCCGACCGCACTTCCGTCAAGCTCGGGCTGGAACAGGCCGCGTTCATCATGCATCAGACGGGCGACGTGTCCGCCCTCCAGCTTCTTGCGGCGGATCTCGGATTTTCGCTTCTTCCGATGTGTGCGGAACCTGACAAGGGCGTGGAAGGCGAACAGCTCGATGATGTGGAGCGTCTTGCAGACCTGCAAAGGGCCATACGTAGGAATGCGCCGCAGAAGGTGCGGGCAAAGCTGTTGGGGGCCCTGATCATCGACCTGATGGAAACGGAGACGGCTGTGCAGCATGAAGGGAGGAAGGGAGAATGCCGATCCTGATTTGCCAACAGTGCGGTCGGATGTTTGAGGTGACTCCCAGCCGCGAGCATTCGGCAAGGTACTGCTCGAAGGAGTGCCAGATTGCCGCCACCCAGAAAAAAGAGGCCAAGTGCGAATGCTGCGGAAAGGAGTTCAATCCCCTCAACCGCAAGAACCCGCGTTTTTGCTCCCGCATCTGTGCCAGCGCAGTGCAAAGCGGCTTGAGCCGGGAAGCGTATCTCGCAAAAAAAAGCGCAGCCAAGGCAGACCCCCGCAAGGGAAAGCATCTGTGCGCGGGAGTTGCCGGAAAGAGCTGCGGGCGGTGGATCACCGACTACAGATGCCCTCAATGCTGGGAAAAGTTGCGTAAAGGATCCGACGCTGAGGGGCTTCCCTCATACGAATTTCACGGAAGAAGATCCGGGGGGATGGAATGGGACTGGTAGGGCCTGGCCCCTGCCATCACGGTCGGCTTCACCGTGATGGGCGGCGCGTCCTGTGCTTTGCTGACTGGTCGAAAGAGTACGGAGTCCCGGCGTGGACGTCTCGAAACGGGTTCGTCAAAGACGTGAACTTCTGCCGCCTGTACTGCGAGAAGAGGCCGGACATTGTTGAAGTAGAACTTGAAGGATCAGAATGAACGATAGTGTCTTGTTTTCAAGCAAATCAATCGATTGGTCTACTCCGCAAGAGCTTTTTGACGCTCTGGACAAGCGGTTCCAGTTCACGCTTGACGTGTGCGCGAGTGACAAGAACGCAAAGGTAAAGCGGTACTTTACGCGAGAACTGGATGGACTTGGTCAATCGTGGGGTGGAGAGCGATGCTGGATGAACCCGCCCTACGGTCGCGAGATCGGACCGTGGGTCAAGAAGGCCCACAGGGAAGCGGAACATGGCGCGTTGGTCGTCGGGCTTCTCCCTGCCCGCCCCGAAACACGATGGTGGCAGGAACACGTGAACGGAAAGGCCGACCTGCGTTTTATCGCCGGGAGACTGCGGTTCGGCGAAGCAAGAAACTGCGCCCCGTTTGCGTCCGTCATCGCCGTGTGGTGGGGATGGGGCGTCTTGGATGGCTGGTTTCCCGACAGGCGCAGAAAAGATTTACGGATCATGTGAAGGCAAAAAAAAAGGCCCCCTGTTCTCCCAGAGGGCCAAAGGGGGATGAAACATGCGGATTCATCGAAACGACAAGATGAGTATGCCCGTAACAGGGCGTTCCGTCAAGGGAAAAGTGGCGTGATGAACAGTGATATCAGGTTATCCGTCGGGTTTTGGCAACACCCGAAGACAAAGAAGACTGCCCGCCGTCTGGGGCTTGAGGGGATACGCTCCCTGCAAGTTCTGTGGCTCTGGTCTACCCAGTACAGGCCCGACGGCAATCTTTCCGGCATGGATTGGGAGGACATTGAGCTTGCCGCAGACTGGCAGGGTGAAGAACGGAAGTTTTTCGACACCTGCCTTGGCATGTGGGTTGATGAAACCCCGGACGGCTACGTTCTGCACGATTGGCAGGAGCATAACCCGTGGCAGTCAGAAGCGCTGGCACGTTCCGAGAAGGCCCAAAAAGCTGCTCAGGCACGCTGGGGAAAAGCAAACAATATCAACAAGCAATGCTTAACGGATGCTCAAGCAATGCCCGAGCATGATTCGAGCAATGCCCCTTCTCCTTCTCCTATACCAGAAGAAAAAGGCAAGTGTGTGTTTAACGCGGGCGCGCGCGTTGAACGTCCGGCAGGAACTCCAGAGCCGGAAGCCGTCCCTTCCCGTCAGCCCTCGGTAGCCTTTGACGAGTTCTTCGAGGCGTTCCCGGAACAGCACCGGGGAGGCAGGAGCGAAGCCGCGGGCGAATGGGTAGCCCTTGAAGCCAACCGTGCTCTCCCGGGCTTGCCTCGCATTCTCGACGCGCTCGGTCAATGGGAGGACTCCGAGGCATGGAAGCGGCAGGGTGGCAGATACATCCCCACGGCGGCGAATTTCCTCAAGCGGGAATACTGGCTGCGAAAACCTCCCGAACCCGCTGAGCAGGGCGGCAACGGCGAACAGGCGCGGCCCCGGGTGGCTACCGTAGCGCAGCAGCGGGTACAGGACAACGACGACATGGCGAAAATGCTTTTACAGGCAAGGAGGGCTCAACATGCACAACCCGGACTTCACGCTTCAACTGCTGGTCAATCTGGCGCTGCATTACCCGCAAGCAGGTAGGACGCCAGCACAGTTGCAAATTTTGGCTGAGGATTGGGCCGAAGACCTCGCGGAGTTCTCGCCCGAAACCGTGGAACGCGCCGTGAAGCAATACCGCCGCAATTCGGCTTACTTCCCGACTGTGGCCGACATCTGGGCACATTGCGACGAATTGCGGCGGGGAGAAACGGCGCAGGCCGATGCACTGGCACTTCCTGAGCGAACAAAGACGTTCGATGAGCGTTGCGAAGAGGGCGCCGACTGGTGCGCGAAGATCCTCGCCAATCTGCGGGGGAAGATGGACGCCAGGAAGCAGGGTAGGCCGGATATGCCCTTGAACGAACAGCTTGCCAATCTCCGGGCGTTGGGGATGGAGCAGTGACAGCCTACCGCTTTGTCCTGAACTGCACGCCCACGGCACAGGCCCGAGTCCGGCACACCGTCCGTTGTGGGCACAGCGTGGCTTACAAGTCTGCCGGGCAGAAGAGCGCGGAAGCCGTGCTTGACGATCTCCTTTCTGCGCGCGCCCCGAAAAAGCCTCTAGAAGGACCTCTCGTGCTCGAATTTGTCGCGGGGATGCCGATTCCCGCATCGATCCCGAAAAAACAACGAGAGGCCATGTTGCGCGGCGAAATCGCCCACACGAAGAAACCGGACTTAGACAACATGGCAAAGCAGCTCAAAGACGCCATGTCGCGCACTGGGTTCTGGGGCGACGACAGGCAGGTGGTGTCCCTGCGTTGCTCGAAATGCTACGCAGCAGTCCCACATTGGGAGGTAGCCGTGTACACACAGGAGGAAGCGCAATGAATGAACGGAAATTGCTGCTCGGCTGGAAGGCCATCACAGCCTACACCGGAGTTAGCCGCCTCCTCATGATCCGCTACGCCTACCCCGTCCACGACTGCGACAGGGCAACTCATCACGGGTACGGCGTCTGTGCCTATACCGACGAGCTTGACGCCCACAAGGAGGCTACCAGTGCATAACATCGACATCACGATACTTGGTGAACAGGCTCTTGCGGCACTCATGCAGCGGCTGTCGGAAGCACGCGGGAAGCACCCTGTTTTCGCGGAGGGCAAATACCATGCGCTCGGCGTTATCGGGGAGGAGTACCGTGAGCTTGTATACGCCGTTGAGCACGAAACTCCGGAGCGTATCCGCGACGAAGCCCTCGATGTAGCTGTGACCGCACTGCGGCTATGGCTTGGGGAACACAAGGTTGGTGCTCATGAGTGACGTGTGGGTGAGTCAGTTCGAACTGTCAGAGGCCATCGGTGACGTGGGGGCGGTCATCCTCTGCGCACAGTGCGGTGGACGTTCATACTTTATCCCCCGGAAGCCTACAGGGTTTCTTCTGGAGTTGCTTGGTCGGCAGCGTATGGCGGCACTCTGTACAGAATTTGGGGGGATGCAGATCGTCGTGCCCAACCTGCGCCGTGGTGAACCGCTCAAAGGACGTATCCTGTCCCGTCTGGAAGCAGGGGAGAAGCCGGACGCCATCGCCGAAGCCCTTGGCGTGACCACTAGGTACGTCCGTCGGCTCAAAAAGCAGCTTTGCGGGAACCCGGAACCACAGCAGCAATATCGGCTGTTGTAGAATCTTGTTCACGGTGTCCTCCCCCTATTCTCTTGTGCGAGAGTGGACGCAGGAGGATATTTTTTATGGCTGTTCTTCCCTTGCGCCACTTCTCCCCGGTCGAATTCCGCTGCAAGTGCGGGTGCGGCGCGGGCATGGAGAAGATGGACGCCGACCTGCTCCAGATGCTCGACGAGGCCCGTGATCTGGCGGGCATCCCGTTCCCCCTTTCTTCCGCCTACCGCTGCCCGAAGCACAACAAGGTGGTCGGCGGCGTGCCCACCTCAGCGCACACTCGCGGCTATGCCGTGGATATCCGCTGCGTGGATTCCCATTCCCGTTTCGCCATGCTGCAGGCCCTGCTTGAGGCAGGATTCCGGCGCATTGAGCTGGCTCCGACATGGATCCATGTGGACAACGACCCGGACAAGCCGCGTGACGTGGCGTTCTACCAGCAGGGAGGCAAGTACTGATGGATCTTTCCATTCTCGTGGATTTTCTGAATTCCCAGACGGGCACGTGGGCGCTCGTTATAGCCGCACTTGGAGGCCTCTGCGCTTTGGCTTCTGCATTCATGCCCGTACCAGGTGAGCAGTCCGGAAAGGTCTACAAGGCCGTCTACACCGTTGTGAACTGGATCGGCTGCAACTTCGGCAAGGCGACGAACACCGACGACGCCGCGAAGAAAAAGGCGTGAGCGTGTCCCGTGTCGTTGAAGTCCTCGCTCTCCTCCTCTCGCTCGGCTACCGCTGGCTTGAAAAGCTGGATGCGGATCGGGCTCAGGCTTTCAGTAATTCTTTGCGTGATGACCCTCTGCGCGTGCTCATGCAGCAGACCGGGGGGAAGCCTTCCGATACCGTCCACGCCTACTCTGACAAGTCAGAAAATCGTGGTGCTGGACGGGGTGAGGGGTTGGTGGATCGATGAAAGAGACGCGGCAACGCTGGCCCAATGGATCTACGATGTGACTGGAGAAGGTGGGCGATGAGTAATGACATCCAGTTCCTCAACATCATGTTGTCTGTAATTACTGGACTTTTGACCCTCATGGGAACTTCTTTTGGGTGGTGGTTGGCTCGTCTCTCAAAGAAAATTGATGAGCTCATGCAGCATCGTCAGGGGTGTATCATGCAGTTTGCTGATAGAGCCGGCAATTCAGACGATCACCGTAGGATTTGGGTCAAGCTTGATGATCAGGAACGGCGGCTAACTACTTTGGAAGCCGTGCGTAAGGTATAACTAGGATCCGAGAGTCACGCGGCGACGTTCCCCCCGGTCGCCTATCGCCCGCTGCAGCGGGGTACAGGATAAACGGTCGCCTTCGAAAAGGGCTATGCATATCGACGCCGGAGCATAGCCGCCCTTCACGGGGAATCGGGCGGTGTAGCATGGCAGGGCCGATATATCGCGTGATGTACTGCAATGAAATTCTCCTTCGGGGGGTCAATTTTTGGGAGTTGAGCATGGCAAGAGAGGACAAGCTGAAGCCTGTACGAACCAAGGAAGAAGCAAGGGAACGAGGCCGGAAAGGTGGCATCGCGTCAGGCATCGCCCGGCGTGAGAAGAAAACTTTTCGGGCCACGCTTGAACTCCTGCTTGATCGTAAGCTCGACGGCTCACCACTCACCGGGCGCGAGGCCGTTGCCGTTGCTCTTTTCGAAAAAGCTATGTCCGGTGATGTAAAGGCTTTTCAGGAGCTTAGAGACACCGTTGGTGAGAAGCCCGTGGATAAGCAGGAGCTGTCGGGCCCTGACGGTTCTGCGGTTTCCTCTGAAATTGTTGTCCGCTTTGTGGAGCCGAAATGATCGATGCACCTTTGCCTGTAGCTTTTTCCGAACTCTTCAAGCCACATCGCTATAAAGTCTTTTATGGCGGACGGGGCGGGGCGAAGAGCCGGAGTTTTGCGCGGGCTTTGCTGCTTATCGGTACTCAGCGGGCGATACGGTGCTTGTGTGCCCGCGAGGTGCAGAACTCTATCCGTGATTCAGTAAAGCGACTTCTTGATGACGAGATCGGACGGCTTGGGCTTTCCGGCTTCTATCGCTCGACGGACAACGAAATTCGGGGAGTGAACGGCTCTCTTTTTATCTTCTCTGGTTTGCGTATGTCTCCTGAACGCTTGAAATCTTTTGAGGGCATTACGCATTGCTGGATCGAAGAAGCTGAGACGGTGAGCGAGCGTAGCCTTGATCTACTCATCCCGACGATGCGGACGGCGGGATCGGAAATCTGGATGAGCTTCAATCCAGATCGCGTAAATTCCATTGTATGGCAACGCTTTATCGTGAAGACACCGCCACCTGACAGCTTTGTCAGGAAAGTAGGGTGGCGCGACAACCCATGGTTCCCCGATGTGCTGAGGTCAGAGATGGAGCACTGCAAGTCGACGGATCCGGACAAGTACGATCACGTGTGGGAAGGGAACCCAGTGCTTGTCGCTGCAGGATCGTACTACGGGCGGCTGCTTCAGAAAGCCGATGAAGATGGACGTATCGGGAAGGTTCCCGTTGAACCGAACCTTTTGGTCAACACGGCGTGGGACTTGGGCATGGCGGACTCCACGGCGATATGGTTCTTCCAATTCCTTCCGGTTGGAAACTTCGGAGAATGGCGCTTTGTCGACTACTACGAGGCCAGCGGAGAAGGGATGGCGCACTATGCTGAAGTGCTGGCGAAGAAAGGCTATCGCTACGGCGCGCATATTGGGCCGCATGATCTTGCTGTGCGCGAACTCGGGACGGGCAAGAGCCGAATAGAAACCGCGCGAGGAATGGGTATCAACTTTACCACGGCCCCACAGCTTCCCGTAGCTGATGGGATTGAAGGCGCACGGCAGGTTATCGGGGCTGCATGGTTCGACCGCGACAAATGCGGGCAGGGCCTCCAAAGCCTTTGGGCATATCAGCGTGAGTTCGACGAGGTGCGCGGGTGCTTCAAAGAGCATCCGCTGCATGACTGGACAAGCCACGGCGCGGACGCTTTCCGGTATGCTGCGGTTGGATACAGAAAGCCGGATACCGGATTCAAGCCGCTGTCTAGAACAAATTTGAGGGTGTGCTGATGTCATATTCCAAAGGGATGAAAGAGCGCATCCGGGCAATCGTATCGCGTGAGTCGAAACATTGCATCGGAATTGATGGCGGGGAACTATCCCGCGCTCGTACCGATCTGAAAGAGGCATATCTCGGGTATGGCTATGGAGTAGACAAAGAACGCGCCGGGCGTGGCCTCTCTACATACGTAGACCGGACGATGATGGAGACGATCGAGTGGGCGAAGCCTGGACTTTTTAGGGTCTTCGGTAACGAAGAGATCGTACGGTTCGACCCAAGGTCTCCGGAAGAGGAACAGGCGGCTGAAGATGCCACAGTCTACATCAATCAGGTCGTCTTTGGGCGTCGGATGTTTCAGATCATCCACAATGTGCTGGCGGATGGACTCTATCAGCGTGTCGGCTGGTGCATCGCACACGCGCCGAAGAAAGAGAAACAGCAAGTCGATCAGTACACCGGGCTGACTGAGCAGGAAGCCATAGCGCTTATCTCTCAATCTGGAATTTCTAGCCCGGAAGAGGTCGAGAGCGTCAGCTATCCCGATCCGCAGTTCGGAACACTCTTTGATCTGACACTTCGGACGACGCGGGAAGAGCGGGAGATACGGATCGATCCCATTCCTTCGGAAAGGGTCATCATCTCCGAAGATGCCGCCGATGTGGAGTCTGCACGGTTCGTCGCGCACTGGGAAATCAAGACGGCCTCTGATCTGAGAAAAGAGGGATACTCACAGGTTCTTATTGACGAACTGCCCACGGAATCCGGAGATGATGAAATGCCGGAAACGCGGGTGACTCGGGAAGTTAATGCCAGCAGTACCGATGCCCTGGAAGGTACGGGTGCGCTCAAGCGTTTCAAAATATGGGAAGCGTGGACTGAATGCGATCTGAACGGCGACGGAATCGCCGAAAAAGTCAAGGTTACGTACTGCGGGGATGACAACAACATTGTCGTGCTGGATTTCGAAGAGTGGCCGCTGTACCGCGCTCCGCTCTTCAATGCCTGTTCCCTGCCTCTGCCTCATGCCGTTGTTGGGCTGTGCCTTGGCGATCTGGTCATGGATCTTCAGTCGCTCAAGACTGAGATGACGCGGCAGTATCTTGATGGCCTCGCTTTCTCGAATCAAGCTGAAATAGTCGTAAGGACAGGGGCAGCAGGTGGGGAGATCGACATGGAATCCCTCTTGTCTCGCGGACCCGGGAACGTCATCCGCGCAAAAGGTGATGCTGAGATCACCCCGCTTCCTGTCGTCACGTCTTCAGGGGAAGCACTGCAAGGCATTGAGCTTGCCGACGGCATGACTGAACGCAGGACGGGGATCAGTTCCCGTACGCAGTCAATCCAAGCTGATACGCTCCAAAACACAGCTACCGGGGCCTCGATCATGGATGAGGCCGTGAACCAGCGGCTTGAGCTTATCGCCCGCGTCTTTGCCGAGATGTTCTTTAAGCCTTTGGGACGGTACGTCCTGCACCTCGTCCACAAGTACCACAATAAGCCAGTGCAGATACGGCTTAAAGGCCGCTTCATGGACTTTGATCCGCGCCGATGGGACCCCGATATGGATATCTCAGTAGCCGTTGGCCTTGGGACAGGGAACCGCCAGCGGCTCGTGGCGACGTACCAGGGCATTCTTGGCATACAACAGCAGATGATCACACAGCTTGGCAAGAATAGCCCGGTACGGCTCACAAACCTGATCTACACCTGCCATAAGATGGCTGAGGCTGCTGGTCTTGAGGCTCCTGAGCGTTTCTTCGGGACAGAGGAACAGGCTGCACAAGCGGAACAGGCGATCATGAACGCTCCGGAACAACCTTCACCTGATATTCAGAAACTCCAGCTTGAGCAACAGAAGGCGCAGGCGAAACAACAGCTTGATGTCCAGAAAGCTCAAACGGAAGCGCAGCGGAAGGCCTATGAAACTCAGGCAAAAACCGCTCTGGAACGGCAGAAAGTGGAAGGTCAGCTTGCGTTGAAGGCGATGGAGCTTCAAGGCGAAAAGGAACTTGATACCACACGGCTCATGATGGGCGAACGCGGGCCGGAACTGACAAACCTGCGGGGGGTGTGATGGACGAACAGGAACAGCGGGCGCACGAGGCGAAACGCATACTCGAATCTTCTCTTTTCTCCGAACTGTTTGAAACTATTGATGAGAGGATCGTCAAAGGCTGGCGGGCGGCGGCTGATGAAGCGGAGCGCACAAGGCTATGGCTGAAACAACAGTGTCTTGCTGAAGTGCGGCGGGAATTATTTTCGGAAATGGAAGCGCAGGCACTGAAAGAACAAAGCGACGGCCTTTTCCGGCGTACGCTTAAAGCTCTGAGAGGTATATGATGGAAGAACATGTGAACGGTGGCGGAATGGAACTTCAAGAGTCAGAATCCTCATCTCTTGAAAGCGTCGACGAGATCGCCGCGCTTCTTGATGGGGAAGGCACGGAAGAACAGCAGGAAGAGGGGGAAGGCACGGAAGAACAGCCTTCTGAAGAGGACGGCACACGCTCGGAGGAAGAACCGGAAGAGCCCGAAGAGCAACCCGAACCGGAAGCGGAGGATGTCCCGGAAGGATGGGACGGAGAAGTCTTTAAGGCGCTTCCTCCGGATGCCCGTAAATACGTAACGGAGCGCGAGCGTGCGTATGCTGAGGCTATTTCCTCCCGGACGGCTGAACGCGATCGGGCTGTACAGGAAAAGACTCTGTATGAGCAGTCCGTATCCTCGGAACTCCAGACGGCTCTGCGTATTGTACACGATGTCGTAAACGGCGAGTTCGCCGGAGTAGACTGGTTGAAGCTCCAGCGCGAAGACCCACAGACGTTCCTTGCTCTGGATGCTGAACGTAAAATGCGCATGGAAGGCATCCAACAACTGCACCAGAACGTGATCAAGGCACAGCAACATGCACAGGAACAGGCGGCGCAGCGGAGTGCTGCGGAGCTCAGGACCGAGTTCGAAAAAGCCATTCCCGAAGTCAAAGCCATATACGGGGATGGGTTCGAGCCCAAAAAGTACCTGTCTGAAGTCACGGACTGGATGAGGGCTCAGGGCGTACCGGAAGGTGTCTTTGGACAGATCACCAAGGGCTACGAACTCAAGGCGATCACCAAGGCCATGCTCTATGACAAGATGCAGGAAGCGAGGAAGGCGGCGGCAAAGAAGCTTGCCGAATCCCCGAAGGTTCAGCCTCCAAAGGGGCGCCCATCAGGTGATAACGGAAGCGCGGATCGCGTGCGTACGGCGCGCGCTCTGCTCCACAAAAACCCCAACAGCACCGACGCAATCGTCGCTATGCTTGAAGCCGAAGCCTAAAAGGAGGGCACCATGGCAAAAGTAAGCGGTCAGCTCAAGGACGCGAGCATCAACGGTAAGCCTCGCGACTTGATGAACATGATCTTCGACATCTCCCCTACGGACACCCCTTTTCTCACAGCGTGCGGCAAATCCAGCGCATCCCAAACGCTTCACGAATGGCAGACGGACATCTTGAACGCCCCGGTAAAAAATGCACAGCTGGAAGGTGACGACGCCAAAAATTTCGAGGCAAGCAATACTACTGAGCTGACGAACAAAACGCAGATCCTCAGCAAAAACATCAGCGTCTCGGGCACGGCGCAGGCCGTAAAACAGGCAGGCGTGAGCAAGCAGTACAACTATCAGCTTGCCCAGCGCATGAAAGAAATCAAAAAGGATCTGGAGCTCGCTCTGTTGAGCAACCAGATCGAGGGAAACGACAACGGCACGAGCCAAGGTCGTACGATGCGCGGGCTGCCTTGCTGGATGACTGAAACCTCGAATATCAGTCTGGGTGCTTCCGGTGCTGCTGCTACATCCAGCGCAGTCGCGACTGCTGGAACGGCGCGGGCCTTCACTGAAGAGCTGTTGAAGACCGTATTGACAGGTATCTACACCTCTGGCGGGAATCCTGATCGAATCATGGTTGCCCCTGATCTTCGTGTGAAAATGTCCGAAATTCTGAACGGTGGCGCCACGCGGATGGAAAACGTGGAGAAGAAAAAAGCCACGGCGGTTATCGACGTCTACGTTTCCGATTTCGACACGCTCAAAATTATTCCGAACCGCGTACAGGCATATGAGCCCTATTCCAAAAAAGCGGCATTTATCCTTGACCCTGAATACTGGAAGGTGGCGTATCTGCGAGGGTTCAGCACCAAGGAACTCGCTGTCACTGGCGACAGCAAGAAGGGCCAGATCATTGTTGAATGCACCCTTGAAGCGCGCAATCCTGCCTCTTCCGGTATGATTGCTGACCTTTCGGCCACGGCATGATGAGCGGCGGGGGAAACCCCGCTCAGGGGTAACTATGGCAAGACAGAAGCATATCACGATCCGCATCACAACCGACCGTCAGCCTTGGTTTGACGGTTTCCCCCGTAACCGAGGGGAAGAACTCAAGATGCCGGAGAAAGAGGCCATGCCTTTCATAGAAAAAGGCTTTGCCGAAATTGTACGGGGTTCCGATGGCAGTGAATCTGACTGAACGGGTGGGGAATGGGGACGTCCTCGAATGGCGTAATGATGGTGTCGTCGACCGTTTTCATGGTGGACACATTATCACGAGGGAACAAGAAGTCACGGACATTCTCGAATTGAACGCGGCGGAGAGGAATGGCGACAGGCTCCACGGGTTCCGCATCGCCCCCACGTTCCGCAAGGTTGCCAGCATCCCGGTAGCCGCCGTTGATATTGCTGCGGCACAGGGGCTTGATCTGCTCGGCGATCCTGAGGCTATGCGGCACTTCCTGAACGACCCCGAAAACCGGGCGTTTCGCACGACCTTGGAGAGGGTGTGATGGATCTACGTTCCTATGACGGGCTGAAAGAAGCCGTGAGAGAGTATCTCGGGCGCGGAGATCTGGACGACAAGATCCCGCTGTTTATCCAGCTTGCTGAACTCAGGCTGAATCGTGAGGTTCGGATGCGCGTCATGGAACGCAGGGCCACAACTGAAGTGCAGGCCGGACAAACGGCTGTCCCCCTCCCATGGAAGAGGAAAGCCGGGGATTGGGACGTGTTCATGGAAATGCGGGATCTTGTGTGGATGTCCAATCCCCCGGTCAACCTCACGTACATGCCGCCTGATTTGTACGCGGTCAAATCGGTGGTGCGCGGGCTTCCCCGACAGTACACGATCATCGGGCGGGACCTGTTCCTTGTTCCGGCTGCCGATGCTGACGGTAAGCTGATACTGACCTACTACGCTGAGATCCCGCCACTCTCTGCCGAACAGCCTGATAATGAAGTGTTGATTACCTGCCCAGATCTCTACTTGTACGCTGCCCTCGTTGAAGCAGGCCCGTATACGCGGGGTTCCGCTCCGGTCGAGATGTGGACGCAATACTATTCGGCGGCCAAACAGAAGGTTGAGGAACAGGAACAGCGGGCGCGCTTCACGTCAAACGTCGCTATGGCGCCGATTCGGAGGATATGATGAGCCTGACAGACTACGGAGAAAACTGGATGCTGAACGCCTTCAAGTCGGGCGGAACATACTATTTGGGGCTATTCACATCCATTCCGGGAGAAGCCGGTGGAGGAAATGAAGTTTCCGGCGGGGCGTACGCGCGGCAGGTTATAACGTTCGGCACGCCATCAGGTGGAAGCCTCAAAAACGCATCGGCTATTGAGTTCCCCGTTGCTACGGCGTTGTGGGGAACCATCGTTGCATGGGCGTTGTTCACTGCCGCAAGCGGGGGGAACATGATCTGGTATGGGGATATTACAAATCCGAAAGAAATATCCCCTAGTGATATTGTACGATTTGAAGCCGGAAGCATTGCCTTAAACATAGACTGAGTTCAATATGTCGTCATCGTTCTATGCCCTTTCGCCGCCTCCCCAAACGCTCGAATCTACTGGTGAATGGGGCGATATTGATTCCCTGCTGTGGTCGCTTGATGATCCACGCTGGCTGACAATCGGTGTGTATGGAATTCGGGGAACGGAAGCGGCAAGGACGACACAGGGCGTGATGCTTTCCAAGCGCATACGCCTATTTTCCGGTGCGGCAACGGTAGCGACAAGCGGATTTGGTTTTATTTCCGCCACTGTTTTACCCAAAGGAGAAACAAGGGCTGTATCTTCAGAACATGCCTCACTTGTTCGCGGGCTCAGTCTTTCTGGGAAGGACTCCGCAGCATCTGATGATGGAGGAATGGTTTTCCGCATCCGACCCGTTTCCGGTTCAGCCTATGCTCAGGCTACGGAGACGGAGGGGCCGCGTAGAGTTCGACTTCTCACGGCTCCTGTTTATGCTGTTTCGAGTGAAAACAGTCTTCTGGTATTGCGAGAAAGATGTACTTCCGGAGAAATTACTGCACATACTTTCGAAACTGCAATCCCTTCGATCAAAGGGCATAACTGGAACGAAGAGGCACAGATAACAGGAGACTGGAAAATTCTTCATGATGATACGGCGCGGGGGTGGGGCCCTATTTCTGGAACGCATCCTGCTAACTGGCGGGGGATCGTACAATGGCCATAAACATGACAACGATCGAATTTGCCGCATGGGAGCCAGATCAGCCCGCGTACGGCGGACAACAGGCGCTCGACGCCCAGAACGTCATTCCGGGGAAGCGCGGCTATCGCTGTATGCCGGGGTTGGCGAAGATGGCGAAACCTGCGCTTTCTTCAAGCGTACTTGGCGCATTTAGCATGAAAGATCTTTCGGGTGGGCTGATTACCGTGGCGAGTACTGAGCATGGGATTTTTTCGCTCGACGGCGCGGAATGGGCGCAAAAATACTCGGGGGCGGCATTGTCTTCAAATCGGGAGTTTGTGAGCTACGGGGACGTTATCTATGCGCTGTACGGGACGATTTTGCTGAAAGCGGAAGTTTCCGGGGCTGTGCAGGATTTTTCTGCCGTCAAAGATGCTCCGGCTGCCGCTAGGCTCGGAATTATCAAGGATTTTCTTGTGCTCGGCAAACTGTCGGGTCAGGGAAACGCAATCCGGTGGTCAGGCATTGACGATCCCGATGCATGGCCTGCACCGGGGAGCAATGACGCTCAGTACAAGCAATCGGACATCCAAATTTTCCCGGTAGGCGGGAATGTACAGGCCATTGTAGGCGGCGTTGGCGGTGTAGACGGGTTGATTTTCATGGAAGAAGCTGTTCATCGGGCTACGTTTGTAGGCCCTCCCTATGTCTTCCAGTTCAATGTTGTGGACAGACGGAGAGGCGCACTCGCTTCCCATTCTCCTATCGTGTGCGAAACAACATGCATTTATCTGGCTTCTGATGGCTGGTACGCTACAGACGGCGCAAGTGTGAGAGCCATAGGTGCAGAACGCATCGACCAGTGGTTTTTCGATACTTGCGATATGGACAGGGTTGAAGAAGTCCGCGGAGTATGGGACGCGCAAAACCGCGTGGCATTCTGGTCTTTCCCGGACAACGGGTGCCCGCATAATATCCACAATAGGCTTCTCATCTACAACTATATCGTCGACAAATGGTCATATGCGAAGCTGAACACGGAATTCCTTTTTGAAGACTATGCGCGTGGCATGACGCTTGAAGATCTTGACGTATACGGAAGCCTTGAAGATGTGCCGTTCTCTCTGGATTCTTCGGGGTTGAAGAACAGAAGCCTCGGCATATCAGCCTTTGACATGGAGCATACGCTGTCCCGCTTCTCTGGAGATGCCCTCGAAGCCGTCATTGATACGGCGGAAGTCGGCGGGCAAAGGGTGTTCATGCACGGCATACGCCCGCTTGTTGACCGGGGTGACGCCGAAGCCGCCCCGGTATGGCGCATTCTTCAAAGGGATATACCAAGCTTTGGAACATATAGCAGGCAGTCCAGAGATGGGGTCTGCTACCAACATCTTTCTGCAAACTATATTCGTGCGCGGGTCCGTATCCCTTCCGGAAAGCACTGGCTGTCTGCTGTTGGCTGTGAGGTCATGGCGGAACTTGAAGGGGGTATATGATGGCATTTTGCACGGTTACAGGAGAGTCAACGCCGCTCCATATCATTGAAATTGCACAGACAGCAAACGAGGCCCTGCGCGGGGAAACGTACACAACTGGCGTAGTAGACGTAATGGAAGGAGAGACAGTGGTCACGGTTCGAGATGCCCGCTGTGGGGCGGGGAAGCTGGCGTCCCTTGTTCCTCTCGACGCCAAGGCTTCCGCCGTGTCGTGGTGGCTCTCATCCATGCTCAATGGTGAAATGACATTCACTTTTTCCTCCGCTCCGGGGGCTTGCCGTTTTGGGTGGGCGCTTCTCGGCGCGGGCGGGCAAATCAAACAAGGATAAATCTATGTATCAGCGCAGTATCGGACCTCAGCTTCAGTTTGGTTCTCCTATGGCTCAAGTATCACCTTCCCAAGGGGCAGGAGGGGCTATCCCCAACGCTTCCCCTATGCCGATGCAGGACAATGGAGCCATGGATCCTACACAAATAGGCGGCTTGCTTGGGATGCTCAAAAACATGCAAGGGAATCCTGCCGGGCAGAGTGATTTCAGCTTTGATGCAAACAAGGCCATATCCGCACTGCCCAATCTGGAGAACGGGGTTCAATTCGGCGGGGTTCCTGCAGGGCAATCTCCCAACAACCTTGGCGGAATGTCGTTTATGAACGGAACGCAGGGAAGCGGGATGGCGGACTATTTTAAAAACCTTCTTGGGGGCGCATGATGGGTGAATTTTCCCGCGTCTACAAGACGGAGCTTTCCGATGTGCAATTAGGATCGGTCTGGGAACGGTTCGTAGAATGTGACCGCGATCAGCATATTTTCTATAATAAGCCACCAATGGACGGAAAAGATTTTGCCCGGTTCTGTCGGGACGAAGACGTGCACTTGTGGGTGATCCTGTTCCGGGATGAGATTGCGGGGATTTTCTGGCTTACTGGGCATGAGGGAAAGACGGCGTACTGCCATTTTGGCCAGCTTCCGACGAAAGCAAAACGCACTGCAGAAAAGATCCCCGTACAGCTTGGATTTGGGAGATATTGCCTTGGGACGGCGCTATGGGCGCATGACGGGCAGGACTTTTTACTTGATCGTCTTCTCGGGCTGACTCCACTTTGCAACCGTTCGGCGGTACGTTTTATCGACAGGCTTGGGGCTCAACCTGCTGGCATTATCCCAGGCGCGTGTTTTTTCAATGAATCCGGAAAAAATGAAGATGGAATAGCAACATATTACACTCGCGAAACCGTACCTATGGAATGGTGCAAGGTATAGGAGAAAGATATGGGCGGTGGAAAAGGTAGCAGTGGTGGTTCCACCACGACAGTGCAGAAGGCCGATCCTTGGGAAGGTCAGCAACCCTATTTAGTCGGCGGGATACATATAAATGGCGTTCCGATTGCTGGCACTTTTTATGAAGCAAACAAACTTTATCAAAACGGTCAGCTTGCACCTGAATACTATCCGGGGCAGACGGTTGCCGATCAGTCGCCGTGGACGCAACAGGCGCTCCAGATGCAGGCGGACAGGGCACAGAATGGATCAGGGGTTATCAACTCCGCGACGGATGCGATTCAAGGTATCATGGGCGGATCGGGTATCACGGGCAATCAGGGATTACAGACGCTTAATCAGATGGCGTCTTCTTCCGACTCGAACCCATACCTTGATGCTATGTACAACAGGGCGAACAATCAGGCGCAAGCCTCTCTGAACGCCAATTTTAGCGGAGCGGGCAGGTATGGATCTGGAGCACATGAGGCCGCATCCGCAGATGCCGCAAATAACCTAGCGACACAGCTTTACGGCGGGGCCTATGAATCAGATCAGAACCGTCGTCTTTCCGCAGCACAGGGAGCGGGGCAACTCTACAATCAGGGTATTGGACAACAGATTCTTGGGTCCAATGTTGCGCAACAGCTAGGGAACCAAGCCTATACTGACGCTTCGGCCTTGTCTCAGGCTGGCGGAATCATGGACGACTACAACCAGCAAAAGATCAATGCGGATATTGATCGGTACAATTACAACGCGCAGCGCCCATTGAGTGCATTGAGCGCTTACAACCAGCTGATTCAGGGGAACTACGGCGGCACCAGTACCAGCACCGGGAAGCAATCCGGAGGGAGCAACACGCTGGGTAATGTTGCTGGAGGCGCTCTCGCGGGAGGCGGTATAGCTTCATTGTTGGGGGCAAGCAACCCGTGGATTGCTGCTGCGTCAGGAATTGGCGGCCTTCTCGGTCTCTTGTGAGGTGACGTATGGCATTTTTCGGAAGCGGCTATTTCGGTCAGGGGTTCACTCCGGCGGACATCCTTTTTGCACAGCAGAACCAGCAACAGCCGACAGCGGGGAGCTTTCAGGCGCCACAGCAACCTACAGGATCGTTTTTCGGAAGCAATCCGAATTTGGCACAAACTGGCGGCCTTCTCAGCCTATTGGGGACTGACGGACAGCAAGAGAAACAGGGGCAGTCACAACAGGGCGGGACCCCTTCCACGACTTCAGCCTCGGCTCCGGGATCGTTCTTTGGCGGCAAGCGTGAGCCCTCTTTTGAAGAACAGGAGCGGGAATACTCCTCCATCCGGGATCAGGTCATGAAAGACCCCGGAAGCGCGGCACTCCTAGCTGGACTGTCCATTTTGAGCGCGAACAGGCCCAGAAACGGACGCACCCCGGGCCTTGGGGAGTTGGTCGGTGCCGGGGGCCTTGGGATGATTCAGGGGCTCGGGCAGATGCAGCAGGCGCAGGACGTGCGGCGTAAGCAACAGATGGACATGGAGATGAAACGGGCTGAACTGGCAAGCAAGCTAGGGCCTAAATATGAAAAAGTTGGTAACCGCCTGCTCAGGACAAAACCTGATGGAACCGTTGATGTAGCGTATGAGGGAGAGCCTGAGCTTAGTGGAGATGCTGCAAATCTTGCGATCATCCTTGGAAGGAATCCTACCGTCCAGGAGTTGATGGACTATAGGAAGAAAGGAGCATCTTCTGTCAATGTCAATACAGGACTTCCTTTTGATCAGGCCACAAAAGCCGCAGGTGTACTGCAAGCCCAACAACAGCTTGAAAACGTTGTAAGTGGCCTTTTTGATGAAAATGGAAATTTCAAGCGGTCTACTGCGTTGGCGTCAATGATTCCAGGCACTGATGCCGCACAATACGATAAGCAGGCTACTCAAGCCCTTGAAGCTTGGCTCCGAGCAATGACTGGCGCAGCTATCACAAAAGAAGAGCTAAATAGCTATCGTGATATGTACATGCCAAGGCCGTGGGACAGTGAAGAAGTGGCCAAAGACAAGATAACTCGCCTGAATGCTTTGTTCTCAAGCAGTTTGGATATGATGGGGAGCAAACTTCCTTCTTCAGCCCGCAAGCCTGATATTCAAGTAGAGTTTCCTAATGCTAAACCTGCGTTGAATGGAAACGTGTCTGTCCGAGGAGCTGTAGGAGGTAAACGTGAAAAAACTCCTGCTGTCCCTGAACTTCCCGCCGGATTTGTGCTTAACAACTAGGTGGTACTGCAATGAGAACGGCATACAATCCTCAGACAAGAGAAGTCCTCGGGCTGAAAAATGGACAGTGGACAAAGTTACAAACGGCTAGCAACGACAAGGGTGATATGCTCTATCTTGGGGATTCCGGATGGGAACCCCTGAACCTTGGTTCAGCCTCTACGCCGGATCAGCCGCAACAGGGTGAAAAAAGCTTTTGGGAAAACGCCAGAGACGCTATCGGGATGCATGATCCGGGCCGCGCTTTCAGCCTTGGAAGCCGAAATGTCCTTGAAGGACTGGGCAAGGGCGCAACGCTTGGCCTTGGTGATCCGGGCCGCGTCATTTCTGACTGGATGGGCTTGGCGAAACCGGAGACGGATGCCGAACGAATGCGCGGGGCGTTTATTGAGGGCGCAGCCGGAACGCTTCCCATGCTCGGCACGGGTGCGGTGATGCAAGGGGCAAAACCTCTAAGAACTCTTACTGACTCCATAAAAATCACAAAACCGCAGGACACAACATTCCAAGCTATGTTGCGGGGTAGAAAAACAATCATGCAGGAAGCGCAAGATGCCCCAAAAATCGCGCAGTATTTGACCGCTTCACCCGCCTTGCAAGTTGCTGGTGACGCCTCGGCAAACTTGGCTTCTGAGGTTGCGCGCCAGTCAGGGGCAGGAGAGGGAGGACAGTTTGCGGCGGCTCTGGCGGGCGGTGTTGCACCGGGCGCGGCCTTGGCTCCTTTTCGTGTGGCTGGCCGCGCTATCGGAACAGGGATTACGGCCTTGGATGCCCTTTCCTCCGCAGGACAGAAAAAGATTGCCGGGTCTACGCTGCGCCGCATGGCGACCACTCCTGAAGGTATTGAACGGGCAATACGGGAACGTCTTCCCGCTTCCGAACTTGTCCCCGGAAGCGCTCCGACATTGGGCCAGATTGCCGAAGATCCCGGCATCGCCGCTCTTGAGCGCAGCCTGAAAGATACGGATACGCAGGGCGGCAGAATTACGAACCGATACGGCGAACAGGAACAGGCTAGGCAAGCAGCCCTTGCTGACGTCTACAACCGCGCAAACCCTCGTGTAGCCGGACTACGTGCGGGCATTGATTCTGAATTGAGCGGAACGGCGATGTCCACGGATGCCTCGCAAGTTGGAAAAGATCTTCTTGAAGCCAGAAACGCTGGCGAAACAGCTTTCAAAAAACAGTTCGTGACTCCGGCCTATGAGTCTGTTGACCCGGAAGGGACGTCCCGTTTTCTTGTTCAGCCTATTCTTGATGACGCTAAAACATATGCCAATAAGATGTTCGGGCGTTACCGTGTCCATTCACCAGACAGCGCGACGCAAAGACAAATAAACGCCATGCGGGAAGCTATGGACGCGGAAGGCGCAGTCCCTTTTTCAGAAATCAATCATTGGCGTTCCGCACTCAGCGAGGCCGCATTTAATGATGCCAAGGCCGGAGATTACCGACAGGCGGCAATGGCTAACCGTATCAAAGGCTTTCTCGACGGCTACGTTGACGATATGTCATACAATGAGGCTCTGCGCGGACAACGCCCTCAAATCAACAGCCGTAGCCCTTTGTACAAAGAGGCGACACGGTACGCTGAACAAGCGGTAGGCAATGACCCTTTTTGGGATGATATGGCCGAAATAGCAAAGCGTGGCATTAATAAAGACGAGTTTGTCCGCCTGTTCGGGCGCCGTTCATTCGATGATGTGCAAGCTGCATATCCAAACTTGATCCGCAAGAGCGGAACGCTCGATCCTTCTCAACTTGGCGCTGATATGGTTTCCGCACGGGCTGGCGGATTTGAAACGGATTATGCGCCGCGTGACGCTACCGGATTCGTCAATATGATCGTGGACAGGTTCGGGCCACAAACCCAGACGCGCAAACAGCAGATAGCTACATTGCGGGATCAGTACCTTGCGGAAAACCTTCCCGCACATACCGGACTCTCCCCAGAACAGGCTGAAAAATTCAGGGAAGCCAAGTCCGCAAACCGTGAGATGAACCGTGCGTTTAGGGAGGGTCCCAACAAGGGATTGAATGCGACATACTCCGGACCAGAAAGTTCTGTTCCTAAAAGATATTTTCACGCAGGTGAAGGTTCCAAGGAAGATATTCAAACGTTCATGCGCGGCGTAGGGCGTGATCCGCAAGCCGTTGAAAATTTGAAAAGGTATGCTCTCTCTCAGGCTGCCGAATCTGCGGTAGGCAAGGGGAAGGGGCGGGCAACGTCTCAGGGGTTGAAGAATTGGATGTATGCGCACCGGAACGCCATTGATGAGGTGCCTGGGCTCCGCAAAGATCTAAATGCCATGCTCCGCAATATCAATATTACGGAAGCGGCGGAACAAGGCCTTGATTCGGCTATTTCCCTTTCCAAAACGGGAGATCTCCGCGCCAATGCCTTGATCAATAGCGATCTCTTTGATTGGCGCAAGGGTGGAACCTTCCGGGATCGCCTCATCTCTTCCGGGGCATTTGATGATCAGGATTTGTCCTCACTCTCCAACGTCCGCGCGGATCTTGCTCGGGCACAACGGGCGGACAGGCTGGCGTCCACCTCGGGAAGTGCAACCGCGAAAAATCTTGCGACACAGCACATTCTTGATCGCGCGTTAGGTGGAGATGTGGGGCGCACAGGGGGACCGACCGGGAAAACTCTGACGGATAACCTCATTGCCCGCGCTGCCAGCATTCCGGGAAATATTATTGGCGAGAAACTGCAAAAATGGGTTTACGGCGGTGCAGACAGTGCCGTCCGTGATTACCTGACGCAAGCCATGCTTGATCCCAACTATGCGCTTGAACTTCTCGGGCGTGCGAAACCAAAAGAAATTCCAGCGATTGGCAAGGTGTTGAAAGACATCAGGCGGGGTATGGCAATGACGGCTGGGCGTACTTCCCTTCTCGACCTCATTTCCCAGATGCAGGAGTAACGATGAAGGCACAGGGATTGCTCGACATGCTCCGGGCTCTCGGAAGAGGCGATGAACCGCAGGTCAAGCGGCTTATGCCGATTTCCGGGGGGCTCGGGGCGGGGTATGCCAACCTTGATGAAGCCAAGTCCGCGCCGTGGAACCAGCCCGGGATGTCCGGATTGCTCCGGGACATCGACGACAAGCCGCTTGAGCAACCTGTGTACAGCCCCATTGATCTCGCGGTTGCTCCGGCGGGGGCGGCTGGGCTCGGCGCAAAGGCGCTGGCAATGACCGCTGACCCCATAATCAGCATCGGGACGGACTACGCGGCGGACGGGGCGGCAAAGGCGTGGGACGCCATGCGGCAGACTCCGGAAGGGCGCAAAAAGGCGGAAGGCCTTCTTGGAATGTTCGCTTCCGGGAACTACTGAGCTCTTTGACAAGAGAATAGGGAACGGATAGAAACCTGCTGTGGGGCACGCCTCCCGAAAGGAGGCAACCCCATGAAGCAATTCCTCCGGGACGTCGCGGCGCTTGCGCTGGCTGACGTCATAGCGGCTGTGGTGGTTCACTTGCTGAACCTCTAAAAGCAGTTGCCCCGTAGGAATTGCAGTTCCTACGGGGCGCTAAAACTGGATTCTCGAAATCCGGGGGACGTGCCCCACGGGCGGTGGGTGTTGGTCGCACTCGCCGCCCTTCCTTTTTCAATAGCCATTCATTCGGGATTGGTCAAGTTTATACCAGCCCTTTCAGCACCTCTATGATGATTCCGGCCATGAATGCCGCCAACAGCGGGCCGCCAGTTTGCAGGAACGTGCGGATCATGAGCGCACCCCCTTCTCGATCTGGCTCATGATGCCCAGAAGGTGCCAGCCGGGATTGAAGCCCTCATAGAGTCCGGGCCTGCGCATTGAAAACCCCTCGCACAGCATTGAGAAAAGGCATTGGTGGATGGTCGAATGCAGCCCGGGCCCCTCGCCGCCCGCAGTGAACGGAATCCGGTACTTTCTGAGCAGGGTGTGCATGACGTTGAACGTCACTTCCACAAGCCTGTCCTTGAGGTGTTCAAGGTCATTCCGCTTCCCGGCATACAGATCGTCAATCTCCCGCATGAGCCTGCGGCATTCCTCGACTGAGCACGGGAACGGGTCGGCGGCCAGGGCAGGGCGGCTGCGCCGGGCAAGCTCCTCCTCCATCGCGTTGAACGCCTCAATGTACGCCAGCTTGATCGCGAGGGCCTTCTTGCCCGTATAGCCCATGACCAGCAACATGAAGCCGTCGCGGTAAATGATGTACATGGGTCGGTTCTTGGCTTGTTCGTCGAGGTAAGAGGCCAACTCAAAATTGAGTCGGCTAAATGATTCTGGGCAGTTAGCCGCCCCAAAATTGGGGGCGCTAAGTGATTCTGCGCAGTTATCTATAATATCCTTAATTCCGCGCATTACATGATCATGCCGCTTCCCAAAAAACTTTGCGACTTCGAGAGATGTGGTTGCCGGACGTCCATCGTGGACAGAAACGGTAGGGACGGGATCGGAAAGAAGAAGAGCTTGGGACATGTGCCACTCCTATGGTGAGAGGATTGACACCGCCGATGAATGACGATGCCGGGTGTTCATCACCGCCCATAGGTGCGGCTGCCCGCCTTTAGGCCGAAGCCTTGGACATATCGGGCACACCCGGCATCAAGAAGATGCAAGTATAGCAGGAAACCGCAGTCAAAAAGAGTCTTGACTTTGGCAAAAGGGCACAAAAAGAGCCATACTGTCGGGTGGCGTTGTCCGCCTATGGTTGGTGTGATGAGCACCGTTGCGGGTATGACGCCACAAAACATGGTAAATGTCAAGATTTGTCTGTTAATTGCATCACAGTATGTTTCTCAGGCAAATCTCTACCACAATGTTTGCATATAATGGCCTCTTGTTGAATTTCTTCCGCACAAAAAGGACATTTTTTGATATGTTTTTGTTCTCCTAAAGATTTTATCATATCACGCAATATAAGATCTGGAGCTCCAATGAAGAAGGGTATTGTAAAAAAGTTAACAATAGGAATGAAACACAACATTGATACAATTCCAGAATACCCTTTTCTTTTGGTTACCATGTATAATGGTATGCCATATAAAAGTGAAAAAATAATCAATGGTACGAATTGCATCATAGCGTCCATATTATCTCCTTATTTTTGTGTTAAAAGTATACGGCATC